CATAATTGCATCGATAATGTCGAGGTAATCCGTAACCGTGGACGCCAAAGTTTCGTAATGAACGAACACCGCGTCATCACCATAGATCGGTCGAATCTTGGCCGGGTCGATGGCATCGTCGTCAACACCAAACACACGACCATCACCAACCAGAGCCGCACGAGCAACTTCCTCATCCAGCATGAAGCGCATCTCACGCTTCATCCAAGAAACAACATTGAAGTCGGTGATATCAACAATATCATCACGATCCAACTTCTGTTTCTTGTAGATAGTCGTGGGTTCGGTCGTCCGCTTGAGGACAGCAAACACCTGTTCGACCTTCTCGTTACCAGTAATGTAGCCCTTAGCGCGAGCAGCGTCGGGAGTCAGATCCGCCCACAGTTTCTTGATACGTGAGAACGGAGTATGACGAGTGCCACTCATCCATCCACCAACCCAACCCATGCGACGGGTTTCGAACGTAGGTTCGTCGTCCAGGGTGCGAGCATCTGGGAACAGATAGGCAATATCATCGATACCGTAGGTAACAGCATGCTCCAAAATCGCATCGCGCAACGAACCGTTTTTGCGAGCCGAAGCCATGATCGCGGTCATCTGATCGTGAGTCAGAACTTTGCCGTTGTTTTCGCGATCCTCATTATCAAACACGTTTTTCTTCATAAAAGTTTCTCCTTCTTCATCAGATTGTGAAATTCCACCATCGCCTTCTAAGGCTGCGGCCAGCATAGCATAAACTACAGTTTTCTGTTCATCCGTTAAGGTATCGAAAACCTCAGCGACGGTCTTATCTTCCGTTTTGTCGGCATGTTCAATAACAGCTTCCTCTTCCGGTTTCGATAACTCAATGGATTCTCCAGCATAAATAATCGCCTCGTCATCCATTTCTGTTTCACTACCATCCGCGTGTTGCATATTAAGATGGTCGATTTTCGCGCCGGGATTGGCACCAGAAAGAACAAGACTTACTTCACGAATAGTTCCTGCATGAACAATCTTATTCTTTTCTACCAATTGGTTCGCATAAATCGATAACATATCAAGATCACCACTCTGCACAAGAATTTTTGCATTCTTACCAGAAGGGGTCTCATTGAATTTACCGTTAACATAAACACCTTCTTCTCGATGTTCCAGCACCACGTGACCAAGCACATTAGCCGGATCGTCGTGGAGATGTTGGTATACCAACGGCAATTTAGCTCCGTTCGAATGTTTGAAAGCATTAGGAAGAATCTTGCGCCCATCCGAACAAAGAGTGTTGTACTTCGTGGCATAACCACCGAAATCAAAATTACTCTTTACTGCCATTTTGAATTTTTCTCCTATAGATTCTCTTTAGAAGTGTTGCCTGAAACATCCGTTTGAACCGGTGTCGTGGCGTCTTCTTTGGATACGTTTAAATTCTTATTACGAAGTTCGTTTGCAGATGGATCTTCACTAGGAAGCATTCCAAGTACTGCACGGAACTCGTTGCCCGTTACAATCTCGTTGCGTGTGAACTTATCCGCAAGTTCTGCTAAGTTAGCAGCTGTTACAAGTCCGAACGGATTCTTAAAGTAACTAATCGATTGTCCTTGTGTGATTGCGGTTGGTGTTAAGAATTTTCTTTTCATCTCAGTAGTTAAAGCTTTTACAACTGGCTCAACTGTACGAACTTGATAATTCAACATCTCTTCCTCGTTTGCAGTTCCAGCAATAATTTTGTCAGACATTCCCAACTGGCTATATAGCATACTCGTTAGAAACTCAATCTGAGCCATTAAGTTGTTTTCTGCTGGTCGATTAAGTTGAATTACTTTTTCGGTGCCATCCGCATAAGCGACACCATACTGAGAATCTTTCAATTGTTCTTCTAAGGCCGCAAGTCGTTCCTCAGCCTGTTTACGACGGGCTTCGCTCTTGATAACATAAGGTAATTGAATGATTAGATCTAACTTTCCAGAACCGGATTGTTTATCGATAGCATCTAGAAGGTTTAACTTTGTTATCAATCTCTGAAGCGTGGAATTCGGTTCATTCATAACCGAATAAAGCGGGTTTTCAACAATAGCAACTCTAGATTTAGGAAGTATAATCTCTTCTTTTTCACCAGCAAGGTCGTTGTAAACTCGCATACGAACGTGTTTAGGAAACCATTCTAAAATCTTACCCGTCCTAAGAGTTAGAATGTCAAAAGAACCAGTTTCTATCATATTCACAGAGGTTTCTATGGGAACAATACCAACAACGCCTTCGTCGAACATGGACATGACAACATCTTGAATAAATGCGAACCCGCTTTGGTCGATGTTTGCTTCTAATGTCAAACAACGATCTAAACCAGAGTTCACACGTCCAGTAAAGTTTTCATTCTTGTCCACACGAATGTGTCGCATTGCAATCATAGAAATATCAATTGCTGCTCTACTATAAACAGCATTGACTATCGATCCTTCTGTTCCTGGAGATATAGTAGTTCTATGCCGTGGTCTGGAATAGCCAGGACCAACATTCTGAATATACTTTGGATAGTTCTCTTGATCTTTAAACGCGTTCCAAGCCGTTTTAAAACGTGTTAGCAGTGACGCGTTAGCCACATAATACCTCCTTTCTTTGTATTTTATAGACTTGTTGTTCTATGCACCAATTGGCCGCAAGCTGATAATCTCATTTCCCGTCCCGTTGTCCGCGACAAGGTCAAATACTCCAGCAAGCACAAACCGGTTGTATACTGCGTACTCATCACAGACCACAAACGGCCTGTCTGGATAGGTTCCTCGCCAGTCGAAACTAGACAACCCATGAATTACATTGCGTCTAAAATATCCCTGCGTATGTATTGCACCAGCGTCCGGGTCAGGCGTAATCTCATTCGATGCCTGATGGAAGAAATTCAGAAATCTGTTACCCACCACCCCCCCGGGTACGTGCGTCAAGGGAGAGCGAGATTTGATAATAGTTTCACACGCCCCCACAGAGATGTTGTCCAACAAGTTTCCATTTACCCAGCAGGTTCCGTTTTCGCCCAACACCTGTAGGTCTATGGCATTTTGCACATTTGAGATCGCCACGTCACGAATAATTACATTGTCCACTTTGTCTTGATCTGCATCACCAGCATAGAGACGTACCCCATTCCCTGACATTTTAGACGGCCAACCATGTATAGATACACCAGTTAAGATGCTTAACGTACTCCTCCCAAATTGATACTTCCCGTCAAACACAACGGCACTCGCTGTATAGGTTTCTGTAAGATAAATATCCCCGCCGCGAAACGTCATTCCTGGGCGCATGTGAATAACATCCACATCTGCCACCATGCGAAGTTTAGCCCCCCTCGACAATACTACATCAACCCCGCTAACCATCTCAAGAGTTTCAGATATGGCGTAGTTTCCGGGGGAAACTAAAACCAATCCGGTAGTACAACTATTTATCATCTCTTGGATGGTCATGCTAAAAAATTTCCAATCTTGAACTCAAATTCTCGGAAATACTGCGCGACTGAAGTACCAGAAACCCCCAAGAGCCTGTAATACGAGTAGCCCGTCGCATTAACAAACGAGAGCGTTTGTGTGGTGGCACCACCAAACGTAAACGGATCACCTATATCCGACCAGTCTGTACCATTGTTTGATCCTTGAATCTTCCAAGTCCCTTGCGCGCTCGTGTTGTTAAGGTAAATCTTGATCTCAGTAATAATCGCTTTTACTGGAAATTGGAATTGCACATATTTCCCGGCTACATCCTGACCTGCGGCAATAAACCAAATGGACTCACCAATGACCCCATTGACCATCGCTGCCGCAGTCCCCCCCGGCCCGCCAAAGATAGCATTAGTGGAGGCTGTGATAGTTGCCGTCCTGTCGCCCGTCCCGCCAGCGTTTTCATACGCGGGAGTCTCATATACTTCCACCGCAACGGGCGAACCGTATACATCGGACACATTCCCCGCCGCGTCTTTGGCCCAGGGATACAGGGTACAAGAGCCGTCAGCGGCGACGTGAGTTTCAGGAGCGGTCTCGCTCCACCCTTCCGCGTCCGATTCGGGTTGCGTATCGCTCTCGGTAATCATATAGCCGGTCACGCCCACATCATCGGTAGCGGTAAACTCTGTGATTGCAATCGTCCCGCCGATGCTTGGCGTTGTGGCTGCAAAACCCGTCACCATCGGCGCGGTCGTATCAGGAGCCGCCCCCCCGTTCATCTCCTCCATCCACATCTGGAGCATTCCAGGCCTAAATCTCATCATGGTTTACCTCGCAAACACGCGCATAGAATACTACTTTGGTTCATGATTATGCCTTTAACCAACAGAATTTATCTCCATCGTTCGCAGCATCGAACCAAATCTCGTTTAAATTTGATACTTGTACTGGTGGACCAAACTTGCCTTTTTCTAACACAATGCTATTATTCATATCTACATCATTCGATCCATCATTACCAAATCCAACCAAACCAATGTTTTCTGGGTGGGACATAATATAAACACCATTTATAAGTGAAACATCAGGACCCTGAACTGCCGTTCCGGCGGCCGTTACTACGATCTGTCCGCTAATTGCTTCCTCTGTAGAAATA